GGTTAGACGTACTTAGCGCCAGTCCCGTGAGCCTCAACAAAGATGTCAGTCTTGGCACCATCGCAGAGCTTACATGTCGCACACGTTGCCTGACTGTTGTCAGCCGTGGCAGGGCAGAGCTTACCACTGTATGCCTCACTACCTTGCGGGATCACAGCAAATGTTTTCCAGCCGTGAGCACTGGCGTTGAGATAATCTTCGAACGAATCACAGGATGCTTGAAATACATTCTTGCACCACTGTGCCCATGGTTGTTTCCACTGATGTGTGTAACCAGTGTGACCAGCAGCACGTTTGTTGAGTGCTTTAACTAAGTAGCGATCGATGATGGACGGATCGCCATAAGCTCCCCACCTAATGCGCTTGCCTTTGATCTCAGCCAGATCAAGGTCGGACAAGTTGCCGTAGCTACCACGTTTGTAAGCTTTCCAGATACTGTTTGGAGCCTGACCAACATTCACATAACAAGAACGTGAACCGTCAGATTGCTTGCGGTGTGGGCAATCTCCGCAGATTGTGTAGTCTGCTCCCGTTGCAATAGCTTCCACAGGATTCACACTCTCGTTAAGAATCCAGACCTGAAGCATCTTCCCGGTCTTGCGATTCTTGCTTTTCATGGTCATGATCACCACGAAAGGTTTTCCGTCAATAGGAGAGAAACCACGCTGAAGAACGTACCCGTTTGGTTTAGCCATGTGATTGTTGAAGTGAAAAGTCTTCTGTGAAATTAGATGGATACTTGAAATCATCATCAGCAACATCATTCACCCATCGAACAAACTGTTCGTCGTCGGTGATACCTTGCTTCTGATCAAATACAACACGGTCGTAAACAATCGTGCGAGTGATAATGATGCGTTTGATTCTCTTAGCCATCAGCATTACCTCCATTCAGTTTGTTAAAGCCAAATTTCTCACGTTCCTCAGCACGATTGCGCTGTGCAACACGAGCGACATTCTCCATAACTTTGAGAGTGTCTTCGATCTTCGATCCCTCTGGCATACGAGAAAGAATCTCATTGAAAAGAGGAAAGAATTCATCAGCAGCTTTGCTGATCTCATCCACAGTCAGCGGAGCATTCTTGTCAGTCATGATCGTTGTCGGTAATAAATTCCAGGTAAGCGTAGAAGTATCTGCACCACATAGGAGTGTGTGCATCAGCAACTAACGTCTGATGATGTGCATCATTCAGTTGCGAATAAGTCAACTGTGTGAGCATCTCAGGGTGTGATTCTTCGACCCATTCTTCATACTCAAGCGGCGAATAAGGTTCGTCGTAGAGATACTGAGGCGTGGGATCAAAGTCACTCAAATACTCTTGATAACGTTGTTGTAAGTTCATCGTTGGTTCTTGAATCCTTTAGGTGCCCAAGGTGGTGCGGGTTTAGATACAGTTACTGTGGTTTCTTCTTCCTCTTCGTCATCATCATCGTCATCATCTTCAAGAAGTTCAGGGTACTTATCTTGAATGACTTTAAGTAAGTTTTCCTCAGGCATATCAGCTAAAGCATCCTCCAAAATTTCAGCCAGCGTGGTACATAACTCATCCACAGTCAGATCCATGACCATGGCCCATGTGTAGTCCTTGACCAGTTCGGTGCGTTCTTCAGGAGTCATGATCAGCGGAGGTTAGGGTTACGTTCAGCGGCAGACAGAGAGGGATCAGGTTGATCGTCTTGCCACTCTGCAAAGCTTAGTGACTCATAGCAATCACCATGCGGATTGTTGACATAAATGTCAGTTTCTGCACGGGATCGAGCATCAATTTCAACACTCTGACCATCAGGGAGAGTGACAGTCAGAATCTGATCGTAGTTCAGTTGGATGTTCATGATTAATCAGCAATGAGGTTGTGCTTTCTAAGTAGAATCATGTGATCTAAAATGTCACCCAGTGATGACTTGATATACTCATCTTCCCCTTCTCTGTTCAGTTGTTCATAAGCTTTGAACACATTTGTGTAGATCTCGTTGTAATCAGTTTGTGTCATGAACAGTTGCTGTAATCGTTGATGGAGAAAGTTTCCTGAGTGCTAAGTCTCATGTTCTGCCACTTGTCTGCGGCTTGTTCTACATCTTTGGCGTAGATGTCTTGGATCTTGCCACGATTGAGAACGTGGTCGAAGTAATGAACTTTGAATAGTTTCATGATCAATACTGCTCCGGAAGATAATCAGGATGAGGGAGTTTCAACAACATCCGATACTGTGAGTATGTGCAATCACAATGAGTTGCATAATCAAAAGCACGACGTATGCTTCCGGGTACACAATCGCGACCTAAATATCCTTCGTCGTATGCAAAGATTGCCTGCCCATCTTCAGCAGCAATAACCCAAACGCGGCGTGGATTACCGTTTGGATCATTACCTGCATTCATAATTGTGCAGCGATTGTTGAACCCAATTCGATTGTAAAGATCGCGTTGTTTGCTTGTCATTTTTGCGTAGCTGTACATAAGATCCACTTCCAGATCTGTGCGGCCATAGATGTTCTGTGTTGTTTGCATGATCACTTGAAGGTGAAAGAACCGAGGAAGGGAATGTGTGTAACTTGGTTATCTTTACCGAGATAAACTGTGACAAACCATTCGCCACGTTTCTGATATACAGACTCACCATCCATGCAATGCTCGCGGATGATGGCATTTAAGCGTGATTTAGTAGTGTTTGATTGATACCCACCGTCTGTGATCGTGACAAAGTTGTCACCAATGGTGGCGATGTGGTTGCCGTGAAGATAAACACGAGAGTGTCCAGATTCACGGTCGAAAGTAACCTCAGTGTTCGCAAGTTTCCAGTTCTTGGAATCACTGATGGCGTTGTTCATTTGGATTTCGATGTTACGCATGTTTGGAATGGACGTAGAACAAAGTGGTGAAGGATTAGAGTCCTTCAATGAACCGAAAAGGCTCATGGGAGGATTCAT